TAGCGTGTTGGTCAAACCCTGTATCTGAGCCTCTACATAGCCGTCTACATGGTTTTGTATCAGACCCTGTACCAGACCTATCCTATGTTTAGTTACAGTCATAGAGGCTAAATGAGAGAGTTCTGGGGTATCTTTAGCCAATACTTCTATCGAGCTACACAACTCCCCGTCACCATTCTTTATCTGTGGTATACGTTTGTTGTCCTTAGCGTGTTTGAAGGTTCTAGGTTTCCAGCCCATATCAGTTAGCCAATTTTTTATCTGAACAACCGAAGTAGGGTTAGGTTCTTCAAAGCCTGTAATGACCTCTATTTCCTCAGTAGTATCAAAGTCTAAGCCATTCATCTCACATAGCACTTGCCACTTCATACCATGACTAGACAGTGTGCCGTCCTGCTTGTACGGCTTGGCTGGTCGTTTCCTGATTGCTGTCTTCTCAACCTTTGGCATGATAGCAGACAGTGCATCAACAGCTTGGTCGTACTCTGCCTCCATCTTGTGTAGTAATTCATATGCACCCTGAACATCTAGCTTCCATTTAGACTTCTCTTGTAGCCTAGCGCAGTTCATCTTGTGGGTTAGGTAACGCAAAAGGTGGTCGTATCCTTGCTCTGCGTATAAAGTCTCCAAGTAGTCCTTCTGGATGTTCCATAGCTTATGATTTATCTTTACGTCTTCTTCGCATCTATGTACGTATGTTTGGATACATGCGTTTTCCCAGTCTTCTACCTGTGGTTTAGCAATACCTAACTTCTCACCCCACTGAGCTAGTCCATGTCTACGTTCCTCTGGATACAAGTACCATGACAAGGCTAGGGTATCGACTAGCTGTGCTTTGATTTTGATACCAAGTATGCGCTCTATCACTGGTGCATCATAACGAATAAAGTTATGACCTATGACCCTATCTTGTTGTGACAAGCCAGTAATAAAGTTTGTCATACTTACATAGTCTGTGTAGGTATTTACATCCTGTGCAGTTTTGACTGACATACAGTGTATCTTGCTGGGGTTTACCCCGTCTGTCTCAATGTCTACTATGTAATCCATGCTTTGCCTCTAAGTATTGTACTGTTTCTTCCTCAAAGTGTACGTCACACTTGTACTGCTGTCCATACTCCCTGTCGAATAACATATAAAATTCACTGACATTCCTACGCTCGATAGGGCACTCATCCGTCCTGTCTCTACTGATACCATGCCCGTAGTGAAACCACTTCTCCATTGCACGGCTACCAGTAAACTCACTTGACAATACCTTAGCCCCTGCTTCGTGTGGTGTAAATCCTTTTGGCTTTGGATTAACGTGTGAGTAGCAGAACAGGGTGATAGGGTACAGGTTTACCAAGTCTGCCATGTCTGTACATATTTCATTCAGCTTGTCGTTGGCTTCACTTGAATTGTACCTACTGATTAGTGCAGTTAGTGGGTCGATAAAAAATAGGTCTATCTTGTCCAACAAGTGCATTTCTTCTATGCAGATACGTATGTCCGACCAGTCTCGACTAGCACCCCTGTCATAGAACCTAACGTAACCCTGTAGTTCTAGTAAGGTATCGTGTACAGCCTGTGGGTCAAACTCTTTATCTGGTCTAGTGAAGTCCTGCTTGGCATGTTTACTAGCAATTCTCAATGCTGTCTTGACTGGTGCGTTCTCTAAATCAAACACCCCAACCTTATGCCCTGACTTGATTAGATGTTGTATCAACTGGTACTCATGGTGAGACTTACCTACCTTGGGTGCGGCACCTACTACATGGATAGTGTGTGGTCTGATACCAAACGTAGCTTTGTTCACTGATTCCCAAGGGAAAGGTATACCCATCTCTGGTTTGACTAGTGCCTTCTGAATCAAGTCCCCGTCAATGTCTACTAGCTCACCCTGTCTTACGTAGTCTGACTTGAACATAGCATTTTGAAATAACTCATGGCTTTTACCTGCTTGTAGCATTTCATTAGCATCTTTCATTGGTAGGGTAGCTACCTTGAATCTAGGGAATACTTTGAGTACGTCTTTAACTGCTTTCTTTCCAGCATCGTCAGTATCAAATACTAGTATCACTTCATCGTACCTGTTTATAAACTCTCTGTTGTTTACAATATCCTTGACTGCTGAGTTTACACCCTTGGTGATGCTTACTACTGATGGTAAACCTGCGTATGACTTGGACTTATTGTCAAATATAGATTGATACAATGACATACAGTCCAGTCTACCTTCTGTAATAAATAGTTTCTTGCCTCCATTCTTCATGGCTATGTGCTGACCCCATAACTCTAGGCTACCTTTCCTGTCACCTACTGAGGTTATCTGCTTGTCAACTGACTTGACCTCATAGCCTACCACCTGTCCATTGGCTCGGTCTGGGTACACTTCATGGGTTACTGTCTTTCCGTCTTTCTCTGACAGTAGAACCTTGACCCCAAATCCTTCACATATCTCTTTCCTAACACCCCTGATGGAACGAATAGGTAGGCTATCTACATTATTAATATCAAACATAGGTTTTGTCTTCTTGGTTTCTGTTCTGTGATTTTCTTGTGGTAACTTGTTCTTTGGGAAATAAGTTAAGCACGAAAAACAGTAGGCATCTATTATGCCGTCTGGCTTTTGAAATACCTGCTTAGCCTTAGTAGAGCCACACAGTTCGCATGGCTCTTTACGAATACATTTACCCTTTATCTCATTTTCTACCATTGCTCTAGCACCTTCTGTATGTTTTCTGCTTCTATATCGTCCTCTATATATTCAGCAACAGTAGTAAGAAAAGCCCTCAATCCCATCTGGCTAATCAGTTCAGCAGAATCAGTCATTCCAAACTCTCTGTTCCACTCTAAGCCGTAGTCATCAACAATCATAATATCTCCTCTTGTTTCTCTGTAATATTACAGTAATATTTTAGCACGTTTAGTCGTCTTCGTCAATAGGCTTGATGTACTCCGCCCATAGGTATAGGTCGTCTATGTCATCGTCATCTGAGTATCCTTTAATCTCTCTCAAGCACTCTGAGCATGTGTCTAAGTATTCTCCAGTATGTTTATTTTTCATTGTACTCTCCAAGTCTGTAAGTTCTTTGTTACATACTACGCATCGCATAGTCCTTGCTCCCATTGGTAAGCCCTCTGTTCATCTTCTAGTCGTTGCATTTCTTCTATATGCTCTAAGTAAGCGGTATAGAGTTCCATTAGTTCTTCATCTGTAAATTCTGATTTTTTGTATTCATCCATCATTTATAGCTCTCCTAAAATTATTAAAATAATAACTATTATAAAAAATATAGCGAAACTCATTTATTCCTCCTTTCATCAGTTATTTGTTTACCCTCTAGTTGGTTTATACGCATGTCAATGTATCGTTTTGCTTTCTCTAAGTCCTGTATTTCATCGTCCTTGAAGCCTGCCCGTGCTACGTATTTTATCACATTACCACGCCAGAAGTCCATATTATTCAGCATAATAAATGTGACTGGTTCTATCTCCCAGCGTTCATAATGTTCTGGTTTCAATACTTGGTCTTTTTTCATTAGTCCACCACTATCATTAGTCCAACATTAGCCACAGTGTAACCTAAGTATACAGTGGCTAGTGCTGGGTTACCCTTAAAGAATTGGTCGATTGCTACAATACTATAAATTATTGTAACGATAAAAAGTAGTAGCCCACTCATACGCTAGCCATCACTAACAGTATGTATGTGAGTACGCATAGCAGAACAAACAGTATGCTAGCTACTATTGCTACTGCTGGTTCTTCCTCCTCAAACTGTTCTTTCTGTTTTTGTTTATAGTCTAGTTTTATTCTACTCATTTTCTAATTCCTCTTTTGCTTGTGCGTACGCTTGTTTCTCAACTCTTTTGAACAGGTACTCACCCAATGGTGCATAGTTTTTCTTAATCTGCGCCTCTCTAATGCACTCTAAGAGCATATCATCGTCTAGGCTATCCTTGGCTATGTCCATCAGTTCCGTGAAGTCTGAAGCTACTAGGTCGCTTGTCCTAGCGTCTAGCCACATTTCATCTGAATAGCTATAGAAGTTATCGCTGTAATCTTTTCCGTATATCATTTAATTAACTCTCCTCTTTTATGGATTCTATAGAACGCTTTCTTTTCCCCGTGTGCCTCTGCTATCACTGGCAACAGAGGCGACACATGTATCTCAGCGTATGTTTCCTCGTCATAGGTTGTGATAGGGCTTTCTATCGTCATCAACACAAAGCCCTCGTTATCTAAAATGTTAATAATATATTCATTCATGTTTACTCTCCTCTCTCATTGTAAAGTTCAGGTGCTCTCTCGTCTGCAAACTTGCTGGCTCGCTCGTCTAACCACTCAGCAAATATACTAGACTCCTCACCCTCTAGGGTTAGCAATACTGATTGGTACTTTAACATCAATTCATCCATCATGTAAAAGTAGCACTCATCATGTAGTTGCTCGTATAATGCTTCGTTGTATTGATTGCTCATATTATCCCCT